TTCAGGACCGGCTATCCGTTCCACTCGTGCGCCAACCGCGCCATCCAGGGCATCGTCGGCCCGGCGCGCTCGATCGCGTTCTCACTCACCGATGGCGAGACCGAGGGGCAGGTGTTGCTGGGAGCGAACCTCGGGATCATCGCCCGCGGTTTGATCGGGGTCGAGAGCGCGATCTCGTCCGGCGGTTTCATCCTGATCTCGACCGACAACATGGGGGATGATTCGCTCTGGCAAATGTACAACGTGAAACGCGGGCGCGATTATATTCATCTCTCATTGATGCCCGCGTTGCGCACCTATCTCGGTCGCTCGAACATCGATCGCCAGACCGTCACCAACGTCGAGGAAACCATCGCGTCGTTCCTCGCCCAGCTCACGGCGTTGCAGCAAATCCTCGGCTACAAGGTGACCTTCAGCGGCAGCCTCAACACCGCCGAAGAGATCAGGCTCGGGCATCTGACGGTCAGCTTCGCGGCCGAAGAGCCGCCGGTGCTCAAGTTGATCACCACGATGAGCGCGAGATACAAACCCGCGATCGACGCGATGGTCTCCCAGCTCGCCGAGCAGCTGGTGTTCAGCGGCTGACGCCGCGCAGCGGCGGCATCAGAACTTCTAATCCACCCACATCATCGGAGAGACTGCAATGGCGGAGACCATTCTCACGCTTGACCAAGCGAACATGTTCTGCGGTCGCGAGCCGACCGACGTTAACAACGGCCTGTATCTCGAACTCACCGAGTTCAAACTGCCGGCGTTGAACGAACAATATGTCGACCATCGTGCCGGTGGCGTGCCGATCGCGATTGAGGTCGATACCATCTTCGCTAAACTGGAAAGCACGTTTCAGTTGATCGGCTGGAACGTCCAGACCCAGACGCTGATCGCGTCGTGGATGGCCGAGCAGAACGTGTTCTGGATTTACGGCTTGGCGCGAGATCGCATGACCGGCGAGTCGTCGCGCGTCACCGCCAAGATGCGCGGCAAGCTCGGCCTCGCCGATCCGCAGAACTGGAATAGGTCGGGCGCCCAGCATTTCAATTACGCGATCAAGGGCATCATCGCCTACGATCTCGTGATCGGAAACACCTCTGTTTACTCGTGGGATTTTTTCGCGAACAGATTCGTCGTCGGTACCTGGGATCGCAACGCCGACATCAACGCGATCCTCAACATCCCGATCGCCACCGCGGCGCCGATCTTGGTCGGTCCAGTCATCGAGCCGGGGACGCCGTAAGCCATGGCGCTGGATATTCTTCGCAGGACCGGCGGTTGGTGTGTCGAGCTGATCGTGCCGCTCAAGTGGGGCGCCAAGACCGTCGACACCATCGAGATCAGGGCGCCCACCATCGGTACCCTCACGCGCTGGCAGCGCGGCGACATTCCCTCGTCGATGGCGTTGCTCGCCGAGCTGTCCGACATCCCCGAGTCGATCCTCAACACCATCACCTATCCCGACGCCGATCGGGTGCTGCTGGCGATGTACAACGCGGTGCCGAAACCAATCCAAGGAGATTTCTCGAACGGTGCCCGGCCGTTGTCCACACCGTCCGAGGAAGCGCCGGAGCCGGTGCCGGGATCACGGCCGTTGGCGGTCGACGATACGCGCTTCCCGATGCACGAGGGCACGCTGAGCAAGCCGGAGCCGGTTGCGCCCGCGCCCGCGCCCGCGCCCGCGCCCGCGCCTGCGCCAGCTGCGCCACATGGCGGGCTCGGTGTCTCCATGGACGGGCCACCAGCCATGAAGAAGGTCGTCTGACGTGTCGGATGTCGACTATAGCGTTCGGATAACCGGGTCCGACGAGACCAAGCAAGCATTCGAGTCGGCGGCGCGCAACGCGACCGACGCCTCGAAGATGATCAACGAGCAGTTTCGCAATCTGACGCAGAGCGTCGACAAACAGACTGCGGCGATCGAGAAGCTCGCCAAGCGCACCGCCGGCAAAAGCAATGAAGACCTCACCGGCGCATTCGGTGTGGCCGGCAATGCCGTCATCGGTTTTGGCGAGGGCTTGAAGAAATACCTGACGGTCGGCGCCATCACCTCATTCGTGGAAGGCGCGATCGTCGAGTTCGGCAAACTGGAGACGATCGAAAACCGTCTGCTCGCGACTCGCAAGATCAACAAGCAACAGATCGACGAACGTATTGAACAGTTCAGGGAGCTTAGTCCGCTCGTTGGGAAGAGTCCCGAAGAGCTGTTGACCAATTTCGAAAAGCTACTCAATACCAATGAGAGGCTCGAAGGTTCGTTTGCCAGAATGCAGATGGCGGTCAAGGCCACTGATACTGATTTCGATACGATTCTCAACACCGTCAATCAGGCCGTGACCGGTGGACTGAAGCTCTCCGAGGTCCCCGAGTATATCGATCGAGTGGCGCACGGTTCTCAGGTGGCTGGTTCAAGCATTGCCGCAGCGGTCGGAGCAGCCACCGAGGCTGCGGGAAAATTGAATATTAAAGGTAAGGAGAACCTGGACCAGATTGCCGACATCATTGCAGCGACGACGCCATCTGCAGGAGGCGATCCGATGAAAGCCGCACAACGGCTGATCGACGCCCTCAAGGAATTGGACCAGCAGAAAGAGCAGATCAGCACATACAGCCGTTTCTTTCAGGATGTGCAGAACGGCAAGTCGCACGTCAAGGACTTGTTCGATTACATCGTGCAAGACGCCAAGCCAGCAGGACAGGCTTTCGATCGTCTGTTCCAGCGCGACCAAGCCGGTCGTGATTTTCTTAAGGACCTCGGTGACGCGACGACTTCCGGCAAGCTCAAGGAGGCCAGAGAGGAAGCACGCAAGCTGCCGGAGTGGGAGATATTCAAGGACAGCTACGCGTCAAACATCCGGAAGCTGAGCAACGCGTTCCACGACCTCGCGACGACCAGTGGCGAGGCGATGAACGTAGGCAAGACCATCGGCGACATCGCCGATGGCGTCACCAAGCTCACCACTGCGGTCAAGGCGTGGGGTCAGCTCGACACCGATATGGGCGCCTCGATGGGCAAGTTCATATCGGCGCTCACCGGCAAGGCGCCGGGCTACACCGGCCCGGAAACCGGCGGCCCCGGCGCTCGCAGCACGCCGCATCGCGGCGGCATATTCGAGCAGGGACCGGGACCCGGCAGCACGCCACAGCGCTTCAGCGGCGGTGGCGGTGGTGGTGGTGGTCCTGGCCCGGGATCGAGCTGGCGTCCCGACGCGCTCGGCATGAGCAGCTGGCCGTCGTCATCAAATATTGACGATCGCCGCGGCCAGTCGCCTTCTGGCGGTGGTGGTGGCGGCGGCGCGCAGTATTTTACCGGCTCTGGCGGTCGGGATAGTTACTCCGGCCCTGGTGGCAGCGTCGCCGCTGCGACCTCGGCGATCCAGTCAGCGAACGATGCCGACGTGCACGCCATGGCGATGCGTGGCGGCGGTGGCGGCGGCTACGGCGGCGCTGGCGAATACCCATGGGCTGGCGCCGCCGGCATGCAGGGCGGCCCTGGCGGCACCGGCCCGGGCGCAGGCTGGGGACCCGGTGGCGGCCACGGCGGTGCCGGCTACGGCTATGGCGGCTTCCGCCCAGGCGTTGGCGGCTACAGCGGTGGCGTCGGTGGCAGCGGCGGTCGCTATCGCGGTGGCGGCGGTGGTGGCGGCGGCGGCACTGGCCCAGGCGGTGGCGGTAACACCGGTCCAGGCGGCGCGCCCGGTCCGAGCACTTTGCCGTGGCCGTCCAGCGCACCAGCTGGGCGGATCACCGGCACCACGACGGCGACCGGCTACGGCCGCGCCGAGCAGATGACGCCACACATCTTGGGCGGTGGCGGTGGCGGCGAGACGTATCAGGGCTCGGAATATCTGAAAGCGCAGCGCGCGCGCTTTGCCGAGGAGCTGGAAAAGAACCCAGCGCTGAAGCAAAAGCTGGCGGCACTGATCGTCAAGGAAAACCTCGGCGCCGGCACCGGCGTCGCCGAGAGCCTGATGAACCGCATGGCGATGAGTGGCGGCAGTATTCGTGGGGGCATGGGTCTCGATAACCCAGGCCGAAGTTTCTATGGGCCGATCAGGCACGGGATTGTGAGTTGGAACGGGAGCCCCGAGCAACGGCGGGCGATGGAAACCATCGACCAAACTCTTGCAGGCAGCAACCGCATCCAGGGGTACACCGACCAAGGCAGCGCTGGCGATCCGAACTACGCCGCTGGCGGCGTCGGCATCAACATCAACCGCGAGCGCTTCAACAATTGGGGTGGCTTTCGCGGTGTCGGATATTCAGCGCAGTGGACCGCCGAACAGCAGCGTCGTGTTCGCGAGGGCGGTACAGTCGATATCGCTGGCGGTGGTGGTGGTGGCTGGCAGCAGACCGGCACGTTGCCATGGCCGGGCGAAGCGGTTGCGGGTGGTGGCGGTGAGACCACTCCTGGCGACGCTCGTGCTTCGCAGGTCGGCAACTACCACAATATCGGCGGTCGTCTCGGCGCCAATCGGCAGGCTCAGTACGAGGCCGGTCAATTCGCTTCGAAGTTTCTCCCCCAGGGTTATCGCGTTGAGGCGTATTCCGGTCAGCGCGAAGGCGGCAACGGTGGCCCGCACAGCTACGCATCCGCCATCGACTGGCGCATCGTCGGACCCAATGGGCCGATCGGCAATTATCAGAACCCGGAGAACTACGGGATATACCAATCATTCCATCAGGACATTCACAAATACCTTGCCGACAATCACCCAGAGCTTGCCGCTCAGCATCGGTGGGGTGGCGGTTTCGGTGGTCAACTGGGAAGAAATCCAGCGACCGGCAAAGACTATGTTTACGGCGCCATGGACCTCATGCACGGCGACTTTGCTGGCGGCGAAGGCCGGATGGCTGCCAGCACGTGGAGTGGCGGCTATCGTGGCAACCAACCGTGGGGAAACATTAAGACCACCGGCGGCATGGGCGACATCCGCAAATACAAATACGGCAGCGGCTATCGCGCGATCGGCATGACGCCGGGTACAGGGACGGCAACGGCAACGGCGAAGGATGATCCGACCGCAGGTGCGATCCCTAACAAATACAGCATTGCCCCGCAGGGCGGTGGCGGTGGCGGCCCGCAGACCGGCGAACGCAGCGCAGACTCGCCTGATCCCGACGATCCAAAGAAGCCAGACATCGACGAAAAGGGAGACCATCATACCGAGTTGGAAAACGTCAGGCGCCAGCGTGAGGCATTATCGAAGCCGATCAAGACGACGATGAACGTCACTCATCCGCGCCAGCACGAGAAGGCGCCGCCGCCCAATCGTCATGAGTCGCGCATCGCCTCGATGTCGCAGAGTCGTCACGACCGCCATCGCCACGGCGGTGACATCGGGTACGCATGATGGTCGACGTTGTAGAAAACAAAGTTGTCATTGGCGCCAACGTCAACATTAAGAATGCGTTCGACGCCGCCACCAAGAACTTCGCCGAGTATTTCAAAACCACCGATCAGTTCTGGAAGAACGCTACGCAGCGCATCAAGGAGCAAGATGAAGCTGCGAAGAAGATGGCGCACAGTGTCGCCGGCAAGAACAAGGAGAGTATCGCCGGGGCGTTCGATGCGGCAGCTGCCGGCCTTACTGGTTTCTCCGTTGGATTTGTAGCCGGTGCTCGCGAGGAGGTGACCAAGAGTATTGTCGATACCGTTGAAAAGATGGTCACCGCTTATGCGGACAGGGAGACAGCGGAGAATCGTCTGCGGGCGTCGATGCATCTCACCAACGAACAGCTCAAGACGTTGTTCGAGCAGCTTCATGAATTTGGGCCAACGGTTGGCAAGTTTCCTGAGCAGCTGGCTGCCGAATGGGATTATCTGGCGAGCACCAACAACAAGCTCATTGACAGTTTCCAGCCGCTGCAAATGTTCGGCACTGCCGTCAAAGCAGATTGGAATTCAGTGGTGGCGTTGGCCCAGCAGGCTACCATCGCTGGCGTCAAGCCTGCAGACATGCCTGCATATCTTGATAAAGCAGCGCAGGCTCTCATGCGCACCGGCCAGCGCGGTGTCGCGGCCAGCACGATGGTGTCGGAAAATTTCTCCAAGCGCGGGCTTCAAGGTGCCGAGCTGCAGAAGCAGGTTGCCGTTATTGTCTCTGGGTTGACGCCAGCTTTTCAGAATAATCCGATCGCCGCTGCCAATGCGATGACGGAGTTCATGGACCCGATCCTTGAGCAGAAGGGCAACGATTCCAGAATGGACAACTGGATCGACAGGCTGAAGAAGGGGAAGGTAACCCTGATCCAGTTTTTCGACGAAGCGTTCCGTCGCAACGATCCATCCAGTCAGGATTTCTATCGCAAACTACAGGCCGATCCTCGCACCCGAGACCTCATCAAGGCGTGGGAGACGCAGCGCGGCGTTATTCATGAACTGTGGCAGACGGAGCCAACCCCGCTCAAAGACCTCGCGATCTTTTCCGAGTCGACGGAGCACGAGCTTCATCGTCTAGCCGAATCACTTCACGAGCTGGCGGTGGTGGTCGGCGGCATGTCGGATGCGATCGAGGTTATCAAGGCGCTGGTCGCCATCGTCAACGACTTCACCAGAAAAATTAAGGAGCTGAAGGTCGACGTAGATGCGATCAAGGATAATGCCACCTTCAGCAAGGCGTGGGAAATCTACAAGGACCTGTGGGCGATCTCTCCGGCCGGCATGCAATGGTCGACCGGAAAATGGCTGTGGAATAAGGCGTTTCCGCCAGCGGCAGCGCCGCCGGGCGGACCCGGGAAACCGGTTCGCTTTACCGGTTCTGACGACACCGACTTCGTCCCATCTCCTGGCCCTGGGGCGATGGAGCCGGGGCTCGATCCTATCGTCACCGACCAGCAGATGCTTGGCGCGTTGATGACTCTGTCTGCCCATCCGGCGGCAACGGGCGATATCGCCAGCATGGTCACCGGCGCGACGCGTACCATGATGGCAGCGCGCGGCATCGGCGCCTTCGGCGGCGACAACGGTCCTGGCGGGGGGACTGGTGACACGTTGATGAACAAACTGTTCGGCGGTCTCTACACGCCGGGGCAAGGCTATCCAGGCTCGTCGGAAGGCCGCAGCCGTGAGACCCAGCGTGCCATGGATGCGCTGCAGTCTATGAATGACGCCGAAGTACATTCGATGGCGATGCCGGGTCCCGGCCGCCGCGGCGCCGCCTTCACGCCGGGCGCGGGCGAATCACCGTGGCCGATGTCGGCTGGCGTCCCTGCAGGCGACTGGGGTCGCGGACTTAATCTTGGTCCAGCTGGTGGTTCACGTGCGTCTGCCGGTGGCGGTGCCGGTGGCGGCGGCGGTGGTGGCAGCGGTGCTGGTGGCGGTGTGTCTCCCAGCGCTCAGCCCAGTGGCCCGTCGCCAGACATCAGGCCGCCGCCAGCACCGGTGGACCCGCCGATATCTTCGATCCCATTGCCGCGACCACGTCCGACCGATCCCGGTCCCGGCGGCAGCAGTGAGAAGATCAAGGTCACGATGGATATCGAGCCGCCGCCGCGTTGGCAGCTCGAACGCGCCGCTCGCTACACCGATCAAATCGGCAACCGGTTTGCTGAGCGCGATCAGCAGGCCAGAGGTGCCGGCCAAATAGGATTTGCCTGATGCCTAACAGTGGACAAGCCGGCCTGCCTGATTTCAGAAGCACCCAGCCCGACGGTTCGGGATGGTGGGCGCCGACCCTTGCCGATGGCGGTGGTCGGCCGGTTCTCTACAGCTGGGGAATAATCCAGTTCGAAGTCTTCCCGCTCAACGTCCACGAGGTCGACCACGAGACCGCGACCGACTGGGCGCACAAGGAGATTGCGGGCGCACCGATCTATCGCGAGTGGGTCGGCGAGAACGACGAGCTGTTGCATCTGCGCGGGCGCATCTTCCCCTATCGCATCGGCGGCATGAGCGAGTTGGAGCTTTTCGAGTCGATGCGTGCGCAAGGTGTCGTCAACGCGATATTGCGCGGCAATCCCGGGGTGATGATGGGCTGGTTCGCCTGCGAGCGGTTGGTGCGCTCGCACACGTTTCTCTCGACCCAGGGCGTTGGCCAGCAGGTCACCTTCGAGGCGGTGATGGCGCGCTTCCCGGTGCCGGAGTCGTCCGGCTACTTTTCGCAGATATGGCAGACCGCGGGAGCTGGCGGCTGATGGCGATCATCGGATTCGAGTTGTGGCAGGTGGCGAGCGAATACGTCACCGCCGATCTGATCGTGTGGAAACGGTACAGGAACAAAGCGATCGGTATCGTCGAGACCATGCTCGACGCCAATCCGCAGCTCGCGTTCTGCCACCGCGTCTCGCCGTTCATTCCGGTCGGTACCTTCGTGCGGGTGCCGATCGATCCCGATCTCGTCGCCGGCAAGCCGCAACTCAAGAACCAAGACAGTCTGTGGACCGACAAGCAGGGGTATACCGTCTGATGGCACTCACCGTCACGCTCGCCGATCCCACCATCTTCGATCCCTACTCGATGGAGGCCGATCCGGTGCAGGCCAACCGGCTGCGCGCCGACGTGAACATCAATGTTGCCGGCATGGATGTGACCTCGAAGGTCAACCCGCATCTGATCATGGTGCGGGTTCTGACTGGCGCCCACATCGAAGACTATCAGTGCGAGATCGAACTCGACGATCGCGACGGCACGCTGCCGATCCCGTCGATCGACTCGCCACTCAATATCAGCATCGGCTGGCGTGGCGGGGCTTCGTCGCTGGTATGGGAAGGCGTGGTCCACGACATCGAGCATGGCTTTGGCCGCAAGCAGGGCGGTCGGCGGATGTGGATACACGGCTTCGGCGCCGAGCAGCTCCGGGGCGGCAAGGAGCCGCAGAACAATCACTGGGGCGAAGGCGCCACCGACGGTCAGGAGAAAGGGATCATGATCCCGGTGTCGTCGGCGCTGGTCGCAGCGGCCGGCGAAGCCGGGCATACGATCTCAGTACATCCCGATTTCGATGCGCAGCCGCTGCAGCGCGACTACTGGCAACAGGCCGGCGAGAGCTACTATCATTTCGCCAAGCGGCTCGCCGAAGAGATGGGCGCGGTGTTTCGCGTCAAGGGCGGCACCACCGGCCAATTCACCAAGAAGGGTCAGAACATCGACGGCACGATTACGCCGGATGTGTCTGCGGTGTGGGCGCACAATCTGATCGGCTGGCGGGTGCGGCCGTTGGCGGCGCGGCAGATGTGGGGCGGCACCAGTCAGCATTACTTCAACGTCGGCGGTGGGACGTGGAATCAAGTCCAGCAGGCGACCACCCAGGCGGCGCCGTCCAACATGGCCTCATCCCAGTTTATGCGCGCACAGCCGTCGCCCAATGAGCAACAGGCGGGCGGCGAGAACCAGAGCGACGACGACGGCATCGGCCAGCAGCAAGGACCGGGCCGCATCGTGATCAACGGCGAGCCCAGCGCACAGGGCAATTGCTATGTCCAATTGTCCGGCGCGCGGCCCGGCGTCGACGGCACTTATTGGGCGTCGACCATCGAGCACATCTACAGCCGCCAAGGCTACGTGACGTGGTGTGACGTGAACGCCGTCCAGATCACCGGCGGCGATATCTACTACCTGCTGCACGGGGCCATCCCATTGCCGCCGCCGCGGCCATCGAACGCGCCGGGCGGCCCGACGACGCCGTTCAACGCCGGTTAATCCAGCACTTCATGTGACGCGACCGCCTCGCTTGTGGGGCGACGCCACCCTTTTGACCACCGCAACCCAAGGAGACCGACATGGTCGCATCGCTCGAAAACCCGGTCCTCGACTTCGGCCTGAACCAGCTCTCGACGCTCGCCTCGTATCTCTCGATCTGTTCGACCGAGCCGACCACGCTCGCGATTGCTGCGACCTCCGGCCTACTCGGTTACAAATCGTGGGGCGTTGGCGGCGTGTTCGGTGCGCCCGCGGCGGGATCACCGAACGGTCGCATGGTGTCGTCGAACTCGATCACCGACGGCACCATCACCACGTCGGGCAC